TCGGAAATCCGATTTCTTTCGTTATGGGAGTGTTTGGCTCAAACGCAATCATGGACTCGTACACCTATTCCGTGTGTTCGGAAAAAGAGGTAAAACCAGACAAGATCCTTGCAAGGATAGAAGAGAACTTTGTTGATAAGCTATGGGAATGTGAAAAGCAGTAAAGGAGAAACACGATGATTGAATTGTTGGAACATAATGTGGAGACATACAAAAACTTATGCGATGAAATGGAAAAACATAATAAGGTGGCACTGATACAGGCAACAGGCACAGGGAAATCCTATATTATCAGCAAATACATAGAAGAACATTGCAACAATGCTCTCATATTAGTTCCGGCAAATGCAATCGGCGATCAGTGGCAAAAATTATTGCCCGACACAGAGGTAAAGACATATCAGGCTATGGCGAAAGGAATTGATGGAGAGTATGACCTTATCGTTGCCGATGAAATGCACCATTTAGGATCTGATGTATGGGGACAGAAATTCATAGAGTATTTTATGCAGAACCCAAACCAAAAGGTTATCGGTGCGACAGCTACGGAAATTCGTTATCTGGATAATGCAAGGGATATGGTTGAGGAAATATTCGATGGAATAGCAGTGAGAGGCGTAGATCTTGCGACCGCCATTGATAAAGGCATCTTGCCAACATTTAAGTACGTTGTTGCAAACTTCGGAACTGAAAAAGACTTTATAGAGTATAAAGAAAAGATATGCCGTATAGACGATGAACAAATACGAGATAATCTCGGAAAAAGGTTGGAACTGTGTATGCAAAATCAAATATCTATCAAGAACGCATTACATGAGAACCTTTGTTTTGGTAAACACCGTATAGTCGTTTTCCTTAATGGATTGTTTGATATAGAAAAAGCAACCACAATGTTTGAAGAAATTTTTCCAGAGTGTCAATGTTTATATGTATCAAGCATGGAGAAACCAAAGGATAATTATACTGCAATAAAGAAATTTCAAACGTCAAATAAAGATATTTCCATACTTCTTTCGGTAGATATGTTAAATGAGGGGGTACACGTTGACGGAGTTGATGCAGTAGTTATGTTCCGAAATACAGAGAGTCCGCAAATATATTTTCAACAAATCGGAAGAGCGTTAGCTGCTAGGAAAACGATTGTGCCTACTGTATTCGATTTTGCATATAACGCAAATAACATAAAAAGTAAAATGAAGAGTGGGACAAATGATTTTTCTGACGTTTTGGGGAATGTGAATAAGAATATTTCCAAAAAACAAAAAATCATATTAAAAACATATACAAAAGAACTTGATGAGATATTGGAAACAATAAACAAAAATCTTTGTAAACATAATCTTATCAGCGATGAACAAATTGCATTTATCCTTAAAAATAGAATGAATATGACAATACCTGAGATGTCAGAACTATCCGGTATTCATAAGGGGACGATACGGGGATGGCTCATAAGGAATGGCTATGAATACAAAAAGTGCTTAAACGATACTGAGTTTGAAAAATATGTTAGAGATGCTGCACTAAAAGGAAAAACTATTGCGGAAGTAGCGGAAGCTTCTGGAAAATCCAGAAAAGCAATCTATAGTTACACTAAAAGAAAGGGAATAGAGATTGAAAATGAAAAAGAAAACACTGCCACAAGATATAGCACCGATGAAGATGCGTTTATAAAAGAAAACCGAGAATCTATGACTATTCAGGAAATAGCGGACGCACTTGGCAGGTCAAGAGCAAGCGTTTCTAAAAGAGTGACCACATTAGGTATTTCTTCCGGAGAAAGAGTGGTTTACACAAAAGAACAGATAGAATTTATTTGTAAAAATGCAGATAAAAGTGCAAAAGAGCTATCACAACTCACTGGTATAAGCAAAAAGGCTATTTATGGCATTATTAGCAGGAACAACGCAAGACGAAAGCCAAACAATAGAATAATTCAGATAGATAAAACCACTGGGAAAATAATAGGTACATTTAATAGTCAGAAGCGAGCAGCGACTGAAACGGGAGTATCAGTTTCTGGAATATCAATGTGTTTGTCTGGAAAAAAAGAAAGCGTGAGAGGATTTTTATTTAAGTATGAATAGCAAGGAGAAAACGATGGATAAGTATTTAAGTGTAATAACAAATTTTGGATGCCACGGCAAATGCCCTTACTGCATTGTAAGAGAGAACGGCATCAAAGTACCTAAATCTACGATAGATGGATTGGATAAGTTGGAAGAGGCAATAAAACTGACAGGGGCAACGATAGTATCTGTCTCTGGTGGTGGAGATCCGCTTTACCGGTATAGTGACAATCCTCTTGTACCGATGTATCTCGGCATGGTTATGGGTATCTGCATTAAAGCCGGTATTCCAATGGAAATGCACACGAGCTACACAGAGTCGGAGTTTCCGTACCATTTCTGCAAAAGAGTGGTGTATCATCTGCAATCTGTTGAAGATTTGGAATGTGTGGAGAGACACGGAACGGAAATCGTAAGAGTAGTGTTCGTTGCAACAGAGAAATTATCGAAAGAGGACATTACCAAGATTTCAGACTTTGTTCATTCCTCAGACCAGATAGATGAACTCAGTTTCCGGCAGATGGTTAATGAGCGGTATGAGACGGAGTATTACAACCATGACTTTCTGAAAACCGGTCACGAAAAAGGATTGCGGCATTACATCCGGCAGAAAGATTATAACATCTACTACGCTGAGAACAGGATATACACGAAGTTCTCAGAGATAGGAGAGGACTATGGCAGAACAGAAATATAAATTCCAGTTGACGTGCAAATCAAAGATATTCGGAATAAAAACTTGTGAGATGAGATTGGAAACTGGAGAACTGCTTACCTATATGCCGATCCCTGATGGAGTGAGGTTTTGTTTCGGAACAATTCAAAGGTTTTATGAGAGTGAAGATGGACAGAAAATCATTCAGGAAAGGTTAGGACGGTAGATGAAAATATCAAAAACAACCGTAAGGAATTATGAAATCTATGATTGCGCCAAGTGGCAGAGTACAATCGGAGAAACACTAATGTTCCGACAGTCACTCGGAGTTAAGAATAGAGGATTAGATAAGTGCTTTGCGTGCGGATATAAATTCGGTTCTGAGGAAAAACCGTATCTTGGCCTTATCAAGAACCATTCCAATCAATTTATATGCCTGGAGTGCGCCATGAAAGTGAATCCAGAACGTGTTAGATACTCGGAGGAAAACTGATATGAAATCGTGGTATTCAAATAGTGATGATATAGAACTGAAAGACGGAAGCAGAAAGAAAGAATACAAGGTTGTGTTTGAAACAGATTCAAAAGAACTCAAAGACGAAATTGAAAAATTCTTCCAGTGTTTGATGGATAGAAAGGATGGTAATTAAAAATGGCATTTTGTCAAAGATGCGGAGGCTATTGTCAGGATCATTACACATACTGCAGGAAATGCTATTACGCATTAGGACAACCGTATGGGAAAGCAATAGAGCGAGGACATAAATGCAGGGGATGCGGAGGAATCATTTACGGCAGATACAATTACTGCATGAGTTGCGCTCAACGAAAAGGTTTTATAAAAAACGATTATTGACAGACGATATGCAGACGGAAAGAGGTTTACAGAAATATGAACACTACAAATTATGAAATGTGCAGATCATACCTTGGAACAATAGATTCCGTGAGTACAGAGGCAACTACGTTAATTCAAAGCATGAAAGCATACAATGCGGATCAGCAAGGACAGGCCAAACTCTATATTCACGCAGATGGAGGCAGAGATACAGCGACCTTACTCAGTCAGGAAGAAACAAATAAGACAATGGCATTGATATTGGAAACCTATGCTGCCAACATTAAAAATTCCAGAGATAAACTGATTGAGATTATAAATGTCGAGTATACCACGGTCCTTGAAGAAATTGAAAAACTGAAAGTTTAGGAGGATGAGGTGTGAGATTGACCGATGAAAGGAGAAGATATAATGACAGAAGCACAGAAAAAAGCAGTTGAGGTACAGAAAGAAATCGAAGATGCCTGCATCCGGCATGGACTTAATCTTACTATCTTTGAAAATGGGATTGGATTTGTCGATCCGAAAGAGAATAAGATTGTCATGGTGTGGAGACCTCAGTATAAACCCGAAACGCCATCATTACGTCCTATGGAGGAAAACACACAGACAGATTTCAAACCAGCCACGCAGAAACCGTCTGGTGGGAATATGGCGGCATTTATCTATGGCAACCAAAAGGGCGGCGGCAGATTTGTAGGAAACCGTAAAAAGCATACTATCAGAGGGATGAAAAAGAAATGACAGAAGAGGAAAAAATCAATAAATGGATAAGCGAACACGATGGGGATGATTACTGTCATTACTGCACACTTTCAGAAGATTGCAGCCACGGTATGGTATGCTACGGCGGAGAACCAATAGAACCTGCGTGCTGCTCCTATGATATTGCAGAACTGCTTGATACAGAGCAGATTTTGGAGGATATGGATAATGGGGAAGAATAATAAATTGATAAATTCTCTGAACGAAATCGCCAGAAGAAACCGCTCACAGAATGTTGCTACCGCAGCAGATCAGATGGTTCCACAGATATATGCGGCTATCGCCATTGCGTTGCACCGCACATACGGTTTTGGGTATAAACGTATCAATGATATATTCGTGGAATCTCAGCACATTTGGGAGGATTATGCCGGAGACGGAGCTGGCATGGTTAAAAAGTGTGAGGAAGAAACCGGAGTGACTGTATGTAGCCCAGAAGAGGCGCAGAGATTGATGGAGATGCAGAATGGGATGTAGTGAAAATTGCGGATCATGCACATGGCATGAGAATTTCAATGGGACAACGGATTGGATATGCGCCAATGAGGAAAGTGATTGTTACGGAGCGGTTACATCCTGGGATGATTGTTGCATAGACTACGAACCAAAACACGTAGAATAACGAACTTAATTACATCATTTAACTTTCAATTATATCATTTGAAAAGGAATGACTACGTTGAATATCGGCTACACCGATATTTTAATGCGTTATCATTCCTTTTTTGTTAAAATGATGGTGTCTTGGTATAGACGTTGGTGGATTATCCCTTTCTTGATATGGAGTAGTGAACGCTACTCCATATTGGTAAGCCCGGATAGCTCAACTGGCAGAGCATTTGATTTGTAATCAAAAGGTTGTGGGTTCGATTCCCACTCTTGGCTCTTGCCTCTTTCGAGAGGTCATGGGTTCCTCCATTATTGTAGGATAGGGCGGTGGCGAGCCGCCCAGTAATGTGTGGTGGCGCAGTTCGGTAGCGCATCTGACTTTTAATCAGACGGTCGTGGGTTCAAATCCCATCCACGCAACTATCCACATACAGAAAGGAGCAGCTATATTGGAAACGGAAAACGTATACTGCCCTGTATGTAAGGCACGGGCAAACCGTGAAAAACTTCTTTTCAAGAAAGCACCCGGAGCATCCGGCACGATTTTTATAAACTGCCGTGGATGTAAGGAAGTAATAAAAATAGAATTAAGCAAAGAGCCTTTGAGCCGGTTAAGTCACAAGTAGACTTGATCGGTTCTTTTGTTTTATTCGGAAAGGGGAAACTTCATGTACGCAAGCAACCGTCCGACTCTCGGTAGACGAATGTTAATGACTGATGAGAGGGAAATTACGAAAGACAATATCATATCGGTTGTATCTAAGGCGTTTATGGAACACCAGGAGAATGTGGCACAGGAAGTTTTTCTTTTTGAGTATGAGAAAGGCAATCAGCCAATTCTTAACCGTGAAAAGAAAATCAGACCGGATCTCAATGCCACAGTCGTAGAAAACAATGCTTCAAAGATTGTGGACGTGCATCTGGGATATTGTTTTTCCAACCCGATTACTTTCGTACAGAGAGCAAAGATAGAGCCTACAAAGAAACAGAAGAGAGCCTTATTCGGCTTCTTAAAGAAAAAGGACGAGGATAACGGAGAGAACATTGACGATTTGAAAATCGCCATGCTCAACAAAATGATGCAGGAGCAGAGCAAATCGGCAAAGGACATTGCTCTTGGAAGAAATCTGTTTATCTGTGGAGTCGGTTACCAGATGATGTTGCCGAACAGAAATCCAAGCCGTTATTCTCCGTTTGAGCTTTTGGTTCCGAGTCCACTGACAACATTCGTGGTGTATTCCAACGATGCGTACAGAGAACCGGTGCTTGGATGTACCTACTTCATACACGATGATGGAACCATCACTCTCACAGCATATTCAAGTAGATTCTGTTACACCATTGAGCATGAGCTTAATACAACGGATTATCATTTGAAAGAGAATATCACTCCGAACCCACTGAGAAGAATACCGGTCGTAGAATTTGCATTGAATGACCGCATGGGTATCTTTGAAAAGGTTATCCCACTCATGGATGCCATGAACCTTGTGGATTCAGACCGTATCAATGATATATTGCAGCACGTTCAGTCCTTACTTTGGATGCACAACTGCCAAGTAAATGAAGAGGGTAAGAAAAATCTCGTTGACGGCGATGGTGTCATTATGACAAAGAGTACCGGAGACGGCAAGGAAGCAAAGATTACCTACCTCAATCAGACATTGAATGAGAGTGAGGTACAGAAACTTGTGGATCATCTCAATTCCCAGTTGGAGCAGATTACTTCTACTCCGTCATGGCAGGAAGCAAGCGGCGGCTCTACCACAGGAGCAATGCAGCTATCAAATGGATGGCAGTGTTTGGAGATTTCCGCAAAGACCGTTGAACAGTTATTCACGGAACCGGAAATGCAGATTATTGATTTGGCAATAGAGATAATCAAGGCAGATCAGAGACCGTATGACGGTCTGAAAGATATAGAGACGGCAGACGTTGAAATACGTTTCTGCAGAACCAAGACATACGATCTGGTGTCAAAAACAAACTCCCTTGTGGCATTACTAAATGCCGGAGTAGACGGTCTCACTTCATTCAATACTGTTGGATTGTTTACAGACCCTCAGCAGGCATGGGTTGACAGTAAGACTATTATCGAGGGCATACAGAAGAAACTTGCATCCAAGGAAGAAAAAACGCAGCAGCCGAACCCTAACGCCTATAAGGATGATGAGGGGAACGGTGGGGAGAACAACGAGGAAAAGGATAAGACAGAGGAATCAAAGCAGCCGAGCAAAACGGCAATGGTAGAAGAATAGGCGGTGTGAGATATGTATGATCCGGTACAATACTTTGATGAAATGAATATCCTCAAAGACGATAAACTCCGCCGGATAAATACTGCCAAGGAATTTATCAATGCCCTTGTTGATTTCTTCACGACACAGTTTATGAATCTTCTCTCCGGGATATTCCTTTACGAGAAGTCGAGTTCTGATTATGAAAATGAGCTTATGGATCTTTATTTTGCCATGGCTTCTGAATATCAGTACGAGACAGAGGTAAGAGAAAAGGCATACAGATTTGCAAAGTACATCCAGGAGGCAACCGAAAGAGCGGTAGCAAACGCCAACGGAAACGATGATTATAAAATGTCTCGCATGACCGGTGGCATTATGAAAGAAGAGGATGTTCCAAAGAGTGTTAAGCGGATGTTCTCAGAAGTCAGAGCAACCGAGATTGCCTTAAATGAAACCAACTGGATATATAACTGGATCAATCATCAGAACCTTGCCGAGAGGCAGGACACCCATACTTGGGTAAGTATGAGAGATGAACGTGTCCGGGTAAGCCATTGGGAGGCTGACGGGCAGACAGTTCCGATAAATGAGCCTTTTACCATCAATGGGTACAAAATGATGTTCCCACTTGATGATAGTATGGGCGCACCGATAGATGAAATAATCAACTGCCGGTGCGTAGAATTATAAATTAGGAGGTAGAGCCAATGGCAACAGCAAGTAAAAAGACGGCAGCAGGCAAGAAGAAAATGGACGATAAGAAGAAAGTAGCAGCTTCCAAAAAGGAGACTGCGAAGAAATCTTCTGATAAGAAAGCGGCAGCTAAGAAGTCCACTGCAAAGAAAACTGCCACCAAGAAAACCACTGCCAAAAAGGCAGCAAAGAAAAACTAACTTCATACAGTTAGAGCCTATGAGCCGGATGTGATGATGAATCGTGTCCGGCTCATTTTTCGGTTATTCAGGGAGAAATTCCTATCACATAACGGGTTAGAGAAAATCCTTACAAAACGCATACAACTATTGTCTTGCAGAGACGCAAGTAAAAAAACGCAGAAATTTATACGGAGAGAACCGTTCAAACGCAGGAGGTCAATTATGGCAGATGTAAACAGTACAGCAACTCAGAACCAGACACAGCAGCAGACTCAGACAGAACCGCAGAAACAGCCTAATACTCAGGTTTCCGGTACACAGCAGCAGACTCAGACAACCAAGCCGGAGGATAACAGCAACGGCAATGAACTTACAGTTGAAAGCCTTATGGCACAGCTTGCGCAGGAAAAGGCCAATAATGCCAAGTTAAAGTCTGACAATGACAAGTTATGCACATCCGAGGGCAATCTGAGAAAACAGCTCAGAGCTAAGCAGACAGCCGAGGAACAGGAAGCGGAAGCAAAGGCAGAACAGGCGGCACAGAGAGATGCCTATGTCAAGGAACTGGAAAAGTTCAAGTCGGTAACAGAATCATCGGAGCGTTACTTAGGAATGGGTATGCCTACCGAAATGGCAAAGGCAACAGCAACGGCAGAGTATGAGGGAAATATGGATGTCGTTACTGGAAACATATCTAAGTTCATGGCAGAGAGGGATAAGCAGAAAGAGTCTGAAATCCGCGCACAGTATTTAGCTCAGATGCCTACACCGCAGTCTGGAAACGTAGGTCAGGTTGACTATTCAGCACAGATCAAGCAGGCAATGGACGCAGGCGATACACAGGCCGCCGTTCTTGCAATATTAAGTCAAAATGCCGCTAACAATCAGCAGGCATAACTTTTAAGGAGGTAATGAATTATGGCACAGGGCACAGCAACATCATTCGCTGTTCCTAATTTTAGCGGAATGTTATTCGCTAAAGGACAGACAGCAACACCGTTCTCTACTATGATTGGCGCAAGACCTCTTGTAACCAATCATGTAGAGTTTACTTGCGGTCAGGAGTACAACACAGAAACAGGCGAGCAGCCGGAGATTTCTGAAACAGCATCCCTTACTGCACCACAGCCGGAAATGGTAACTAGAAGCCAGCTTACCAATGTAACTCAGATCTTCCAGAAATCCGTGGCGATTTCTTACGGAAAGCAGAGTAACATGGGTACACTGCAGGGCATCAATGTGGCCGGTCAGCAGGCAAATCCTATGGACGAGCTTGCATTTCAGGTTTCTCGTAGAATGGCAAAGATCGCACAGGATATTGAGTACACATTCATCAACGGAAAGTACGCAAAGGCAACTACTGATGCAGAGGCCAATAAAACAAGAGGACTTCTGACAGCTATCACAACCAACGTACTTGATCTTGCTAAAAAGCCTCTCACATATTGGCTTGTAGCAGAGGGATTAAAGTCCATTCACGATCAGGGCGCAAAGACAGACAACATTGTTCTCGGAGTTGATGCAACTACAATGTTGCAGCTTAACCTTGATGCGCAGCAGAACAACCTTACAATCGTTCCCCTTGGAAGAGAAGTGAACGGTATCAAATTACAGACAGTAGTTACCCCTCTTGGAGAAGTGGCAGTTGCTTTGTTTGATACTATGCCTACCGGTACAGCCGTTCTGTTCGATCCGTCCATCATGGCTCCGGTTCATCAGATGGTTCCTGGCAAGGGCAATTTCTTCCTGGAGCAGCTTGCAAAGACTGGCGCAGGAGAAACATATCAGATCTTCGGACAGATTGGTTTGGATCACGGGCCTGAGTGGATGAGTGCTAAGTTCACAAATATTTCCACAGATCTGCCGAGCGTACTGACAGCAACCAAAGCATCGGGGGAATAACAGGTCATACCCTTAACGGTGGTTCCAGTATCGTAGTCGATTCTTCTGTTTCCACATCATCAGATGCGAGCACAGAAGAGACGGTTACTGATGTCACAAAGAAGTATACAGAGGAAGAACTTAATGCTCTGACAGTGGCACAGATTAAGGCTATCGCAACGGAACGTGGGTATGACATGAAAGAAACCGTAAAAGCAAAGCTGATCGCAGAGTTTTTAACTCAGCAAGGGTAAGAAAGTGAGGACGGATTATGGACGCTAAATTGTTGAAAGTCATTTTAGATGATGAAACTCTCACTGACGAACAGATTGCCGTCCTCCTTGTGAAAGCTCAGAAACAGGCTGCAAATCAACACTTTTGGGCGGATGATGATATTCCGACAGAGGCAGAGTTGGAGAGGTTTTATAACCGGTATGAGTTTGAAATCTATGATTTGGCGAAAGCCATAAACTCTGACGATGCGAGGGGTGGACTTGTATCTCACACAGAACTTGGAGTTACCCGAAACTGGGGACAGACAGGTAAGAAAGATATTGAGTTGGCCTTGGCGAAGATTCCACCCAAAACCTATGTCGGTCTGTTAAGGAGGGATGGCAATGCCTAAGCTGAGACTTAAAGACCTCAGATTGAACCAAGTCCCCTTTTATTACCAGACCTATGACGGAACGGTAGACGAAGTGGATGAGGATGGCAACCTTACTGGGGAGAGCATACCGAAGTATTCAAATCCGGTTCGTGTGCTTGCGAGAGTAAGTCCGAACTCAGGAAATGCAGAGGATTCTCCGTTTGGTAAAGATATTGTCTATGACAAGACCATATCAACCGTACAGAAATTGCCGATTGATGAATACTCAAAACTCTTCATAGATGTGGTTCCTGTTCTCAATGAGGACGGGTCCACGGACACAGAACCAGATTATATATGTGTCTGCCCGAAACATGATTTGCAACAGAATCTATGGGCGATACGGAAGATTAAGGGGAATATCCATGCAGGACAAAATAACGATCAATCCCTTTGACCCGGACAGCATAGATGAGGCCATTAAGAAACTGGAAAAGCGGAAAGAGCGTATACACAAATGCGCAGAGAAACTTATACAGAGACTTACAGACCTCGGAGTTGAAAAGGCACAGGAGTTAGTTCCGGTTGATACCGGTACGGCAAGATCTTCCATTATCGGTTATCTGGATGAGGCAGAGGGAGTTGGAATCATAAGTGCCGGAGGGTATTGCAAGTACATTGAGTTTGGTACTGGTGTAAAGGGTAGGGACAACTCACACCCAAGCGAAGAGTACAAGGCAATAATGAACTGGGCATACAATTCCGGGGCAACAATCTTTACCACGAAAGACGGCAGAGAGGGTTGGTATTATCCGGCTGATGATGGCACATGGCGATTTACAGAGGGTATGCCGTCAAGACCATTCATGTATGAGACGGCGCAATATCTGAGGAAAGAAGCACAAAAAATAGCAAGCGAGGTATTCAAGGATGGTTAAGGACAATGTGAATTTGTATTTTACGAACCTCCTGAAAGACTTGCAGAAACAATACAGCAGTTTGAAAGGAGGACAGGTGTATAAAGCTACACCACCGTCATTCCCCTATATGTATTTCAAACAGATAGGCGGAGACGGAGCGTTATCCACACTTTCAAATACAGAGGACGGTATCAATCTTGGATTGGAAGTCAAATTCTATTCAAACAAATCCGCCTCAGAAGTGCGGAAGTTAGCAAATTCCGCAAGGGAATATATGGTAGGGATTGGATTTCATTGCGACTACTTCTCCCCTGTGGAGAATGTAAGCGATACTTCCATTTCACAATTCCTTACCCGATTCTCAAAACTGGAAACATGATTAACTCCATCGGATAGGGTCGCTCCCGAAAAGCACTCGCCTGGTGTCTGCCGGTGGTTTTAATAAATTCAAGGCTTTACCTCTTAGGCAAAGGAAAACACAAGGAGGTAGAACGAAGATGGCAAAATGTACAAATGTGACATATCTCATGCACGAGAAAGCAGATGCTCCCGGAACATTTGAGAAGTTGATCGACATTACTGAGTACCCGGATCTCGGTGGAGAAAAGGAAAAACTCGATGTTACAACACTTTCCGATACGAAGAAAAGAACCATTAACGGTATCGAGGACACAGGGGATCTTGCTTTCAAAGCATGGTATGAGAAAGCTGATTACAAGAAACTCTTGGATCTGCAGGAAGCAGGAAAAGTTGATAAATACCAGTTATGGTTTGGAGAAGAGGGTGTTGACGGCAAATGGGAGTGGGCCGGTGTTATGGCAGTATATCCGACAAGCGGATCTTCCAACAATGCGAGAGAAATGTCATTCTCCATTACTGATGAGGGCGAAGAGGCTCTTCATTATGTAACAGCGTGAAAAAGTGAAACAGCGGCAGGGGGAATAATCCTCTGCCGTACAAATAGGACAAATTAACGAAAGGACGGTTAATAAGTATGATTTTACAGACAGCGAATGGACCTAAAGAGATTAAAGTAGCAGATCTCGATTTTACAAACCTTATGTGTGATCTGGAAGATCACGATGTAGATGTAATGGGACTTCTGGATGATGATACCAGAGAGAACATGAAGATTTTTAAGACAATCAGAGCGATCATCGCAGTCCTTACCGGCACAAAGGATCTCACAAAAGCCGGAAAGATACTGAGCGAACATTTGAAGTACGGCGGTTCCATGGATGAAGTCATGGAAGCCTTTACGGAGGCAATGAAAACCGCGGGTTTTGGCGAGGAAGCCGAGGAACCTCCGAAGAGCGGAGGAAAGAAAACCAAGGCGGCAACAGAGTAGAGGAAATAGATCTCAGTAAATACAAAACATTTACAGAGATTATCAATAAAGTTTGGCTTCCCAACGCTCTCCTTTATGGAGTTTCCTATGAGACCTTTTGGACATTAAACCCTACGAAATTAGAGCCATTCCAAAAGAAGAGAGAAATGGAAGCGAAAGAACAGGCCACAGCCTTAGATACGTTGGCGTGGTCCGTTGGTTCGTATGTCGTAGATGCCATGGCAATCTTCCTTGGCAGAAATGCTCCGGCGTACCCAAGCCAACCAAGAAGCATGAACAGCACAGAGGACGCACCGCCGGGAGCAAAAATGACGGATGCAGACAGATTCGCTGCCTTTGCCGCAGAACATAATAAGCGATTGAGACAGCGAAGAGAAAAGTAGCTGATTACATGGGGATAGGTTGACGAACCGAAACAGCGCAAGTCCGGCGCAGTTCCCCATGTTTTCTTATTTTACGGACAAACAATACCACCCACGGACAGGGTTTTACGAAGTGAGGTGGCAAAATGCCTGATAACAGAGTAGATAGCATTTTATTGGAAATAGAAGCCACCACTGATAAGGCAGACGGTGGTATTGATAAAGTAACAAAAGCTCTTACCTCAATGAAGAAAATCACTGAGGGATTAGATACAGAAAAGTTAAAACAGATTCTTGATGTAATGCGTGGTTTCTCCGGCGTTGGAGATGATCTTAAAAATGCCGGAAGTGGTATGAGAAGCATTGCATCATCCATTAAGTCTCTGTCAGGAGTTGATACGGCGAAATTAAAAGAGGTTGCGGCTACTGTAAAGGAAGTCAGCACAGCACTTGGAAACCTCGGATCGAATAATCGCGTCAGCATCAGAATTGATTCTGAGGGGGCACAGAGACGTGTACAGCCTTTGGAGAACGGTCAGCAAGCAGCGGCAGCCACAGAAAGCGTTGCGACTGCATCAGAAGAGGCACAGGCAGCAATGAACGGTGCCGCATCAGCGGCAAGTCAGTTGGCACAAGAGGAAAGCAACCTCGGAACTGCCGGACAAAGTGCAGCAGCCGGACAGACAAACTTAAACGAAAGTCTCAATCAGGCAAACACGAATCCGGCTAATAGACGTATTCAGGAACTCATAGACCAGATCAATAAGTACAAAGCCACTGTCAGCGGCATGGAGAGTGGAAAGATACGGTTTGATACCGGTCAGTATGAGGAAGCTGTAAATGGTCTCAGACAGGCACAGGAACAGTTTAAGCAGTTCAAGGAAACGGTTTCACAGTCTCCTAAGAATATGGAGGATGTGGCAAAGTCCATTAAGTCCATAGGGGATGCAGCACAGAAATGTGGACTTGGAACCTTTTCTTCTATATTAAGTGGAATTGCATCAATTCTTCCGGCCATTGAAACCGGGGGCATGGCGGCAAATGCCGGATTCCAGTCTATGGCGGTAGGCCTTGAAGCCGTTCAGGCGGCGATACCGATTATTGGTATTATCCTGACAATCCTTACTGCAATCATCAATGCGGTAAGGCAAGTGGCAAATGCCGTAAAGAACGAGACACAAAAAATCATTTCTGCCGTGAAAACGGTAGTGAACAAAATCCGTTCTGGGATTGCTGCAATTATAAATAAATTCAAGGAACTCAAAAAGAGAGTGAGAGAAAGCCTTGGATTTTCAGAAAAACAATCCGGTGCATTTGCAAAGAAACTCGGCTCAATCATCCGACTTGGAACGTTCATGTTATTACGTTCAATGTTTACACACCTATTTGAACTCGTAAAAACAGGATTCGATAACCTTGTTATTTATTCAAAAAGAGCCGGAACAGAGTTTCACAAAAACGTAAATCTGCTCTACAACGATTTACGACAGCTTGGAGCATCACTGACAACTGCATTTGAGCCAATACTGAATGTAGTTACTCCGATTCTGGATTATCTGATTCAGAAGCTCGTTGCAGCAACAAACGCATTGGCACAGTTCTTCTCAGCACTCACAGGTAAGAAGTTCTATACCAAAGCAATAAAACAGAATAAAGATTATACAGATTCCTTAAATGGTGCTGCAAAGGCGGCAAAGAACCTTACCACCGGCATAGATGAGCTTAACATCCTAAGTGATGATAAAAGCGGCAGTGG